GTAACTATGCAAACTTAACTAGTCCTAATGTAGCTAAAGCATTAAATACAACTCTTGATTTAAATAGAAAATCAAACACTGCAAGATTTGCAGCTGGAGTATTAGGTGGTGCTGCTGGTGAAACTTTTGTAGCTGATGTAGAAAATATTGGATCAATAGGAGATGCATTTCAAGGTGGTCCTACTCAATTAACTGAAGTTACAGACGAAGGAGGAAAAGAAGATGCGGCTAGAAAATTATTGAACAGAGTTAAATTTGGTTCAGAATCTTTACTCGTAACTCCTTTTGTTTATGGAGTAGGAAAAGGAATCAAGGCTGCAGCAACTAGAGGCAAGAGATTAGAGTTTAGTAATTCAGAACTAGATCAATTCTTCAACAAAACATTTTCTGCATTAAGGGCTAGAGGTGCAAAACCGCAAGAAATTTTTGAAGCAAAGATGGCAGAAAAAGGTGCAGTTATGGCAGACACTAATCAAGCTATGGAAATAGTAAAAAGAATAGATTCCGATATTGATAGAATTTTTCCACCAATGAAAACAGCTTTTAACAAATCAACGGCAAAAGAAAAACAACAACTCTTAAAACAATTAAATGACACGATGTTTGCAGGTAGATTAGATGAAGAAATATTACCAAAGGCTGTAGAAGAATTAACTGATACCTTACGTAAAAAAGGTGTTAGTCAAGAAATAATAAATGATATATTCTTTAATCTTAATTTAGGTAGAAAAAAATTCTTAGAGCTGATTGATACTAGTTCTAATGCACCTAAAGATGTAGCTGAATTAAAAAATCTATTAGGTAATAGAGCAAAAGAATATTTAAGTAACACTTATCAAATATTTGAAGACAAGTCTTCATTACCTTTTTTAAATTATAAACCAACTGATCAAGCAATCAATAATACAAAAGAATTATTTAAACGATACCATAGATTTGCAAATAGAAATACTCCTGGATTTGATCCAGTTAAAAATGCATTAACTGAACAAGAAGCTGATACATTAGTTAATAATGTATTGAAAAATGCAGTTGAATCTAAATCACCAAGACAGTTACCTTTTACTAAATATATAAATTTAACTCCTGGTTCAGATGATTTGGTGAGTAAAAAATATTTTAAACAAGTAGTTGAAAAAGATATTGAAGGTCAAAAAGTTCAACAAGTTATTGGACAAGGAAGTAAAGTATTTAGAGAATTATTTGGTAAGATAGAAGACCCTAGATATTCAATATATAATGGAATGGCTAAACTATCAGGAATAGCTAGACGTAATGAATTGTTAGAGAATCTTGCAGTTAGAGATGCTGCTGTTAAAGCTGCCGTTAGACCTGGTACCGAAGCAGGAGAAAGAGGATTCTTCTTTACATTAGATGAAGTTCAAAGTTTAAAAGCTGAGAAGGCTTTACCTAATCAAGAGATTGTTCCATTAGATGATTATCTAGCACCTTTCTTTAAAGATGATTATGCAGTTAATCCATTACAAGGAATGTATACTTCTAAAGCTATTGCTGAAGGACTAGGAGATAGTTCTAAAGCATTTAAATTCTTATTCGAGCCACGAGAAGGTGCAACGGGAGTCGAGCAGCTAGGAACTTGGATCTATAGAAATTTAATATTAGCACCTAAAGGAGCAGCTCAAGTTGCAAAAACAATATTATCACCTGTTACTCATTTTAGAAACTTATTTTCTGCAACTGGCTTCTCTGCAGCAAATGGTATCTTTTTTGAAAATCCTAAAGTAGTAGCAAATGCATTTAAGGAAGCTTTTGGTCAACTACAAGTTGGTACTAGACCTGAAGCAGCAAATGAAGCTTATAGAAAATTATTAAGATTAGGAGTAGTTAATTCTCAAGTTCAATTAGGAGACATAAAAAATTTATTAAAAGATGTTAGATTTGGAGAAAATTTAAACATAGATAAACCGTTATCTTCAATGGGTAAAAAACTTTTAGGTGTTGGAATCAGAGGCGCTAAAAAATTTATGAAAGGTGCAGAAGATTTATATACAGCAGAAGATGATCTATTTAAGATAACTAATTATGCTGTAGAGAGATCAAGATTAAAAAATGCATACGCTAAAGCTGGAAAAGAAGTAACTGAACAATTTTTAGATGAAGAAGCGGCAAACATTGTAAGAAACACTGTTCCAAATTATGCATATGTTTCTGATACTGTTAGAGCATTAAGACGTTTACCACTTGGTACCTTTATGTCTTTCCCTTCAGAAATATTAAGAACTACTACTAACATTGCACAAAGAGCAATTAAAGAAATTCAAGATCCAGCATTAAGAAGCATTGGTATGAAAAGACTAATAGGTTTAACAACTGTTTTAGGAGCCGCTCCTTATGGATTACAAAAAGGATTTCAAGCATTATATGATGTTACTAATGAAGAGCTAGATGCTTTAAGAAGATATTTACCTGAATGGTCCATCAATTCTACTATATTACCTATTAGAGATGAAGAAACTGGAAATTTAAAATACATAGATTTTAGTCATGGTAACGCTTACGACACAGCCATAAGACCTATCACTACATTGTTAAATAATATTCAAGATGGAATAACTGATGAAAAAGCATTGATGGGTGGAGTATTAAATGGAATGTATCAAGCTGCAGGTGAACTTGCATCACCATTTATATCTGAAGCAATTTATACTCAAGCGTTAGTTGATCTTACTCTTAGAGGAGGAAGATCAAGAGATGGTAGACAAATTTGGACAGAGACACAATTATCTACAGAACCAGGTCAAGTTATAAAAAATTCAATTGATCATTTAGCAGAAGCTATGATGCCTTTTTCATATCCAACTTTAACAAGAATATATCAAGCAGCTGCTGATAAACCTTCTGAAAGAGGAGAGTTTTTTGAATTACCAGATGAATTGTTAGGATTTGCAGGTTATCGTGCTATTAAGGTAGATCCAATTAAATCTATGGGTTTTAAATTATCTGAATATCAAAGAGGTATCAGGGAAGCTAGAGGATTATTTACTGGAGGAGAAGAAGGATTATTAAGAGGAGGTCCTAAAACTCCACAACAAGTATTGGAAAGATTTATAGTAGCAAACAAAGCAAGGTTTAACGTTCAGCAAAATTTAAGAAAAGATTTATTAGCTGCTCAGTTATTAGGTGCAAATAAAAATAGAGTTAAAAAAGAATTTGAAGATAGACAACTAGGTAATGAATATGAAAGATTACTTAGATCAAGATTTAGTCCTTATGTTCCTTCAGAAAATATTGAAAGAGAATTTAGGGAATTATCAGCTAGAATTGGAGAACCTAATCCATATCGAATGGCACTACCTGTTCTTAGATCTGTATTGAGAACTTTGAGTTCTTTAAATTTAGATTTAAATTTTGATGACTATATAGATATTGATTATTATAAAGAAGCATTACCTGTATTAGATGATACTCCTACTCAAGTACCACCTTTACCACAACAGCCTATGCCAAATGTTCAAGCTTCAGTGCAACCTAACATAACTCAAAGTGGGTTGACTCCAGTTGAAAGTGCTTTATTATCTCAAGAAGAACAATTAATTAGACTTAGACAAAGAGGATTAGCGTAATGGCTGGTATATTAGATTTAGTTTTAGGTGGATTAACAAAACAATATGATATTGCAATGCCAGCTGTAAATTTTGTTAGAGGGTTAGCTTTAGGTCCTAAAGAAGCATTAATGACTCCTTCAATGCAATTAGATTTAGCAAGAAGAGCGGAAAATAAAGGAGGAGATAAAGGAGCTTTAGGTTATGAAGATTTTGGATTAGAAGTCGCACAACCAATGGGTCGTTTTACTGGAGGATTATTTAGTTTAGATCCAACAGCTTTTGCAAATGTAGGTAGTGCTGGAAGAGTGACATATGAAAAAGATCCTACCCAATTTGGAGGATATAGATTTGGAGATACTGAATTTAATTTTACTCCTGATAAAGATACAGGAAGCACTGGAAATAAAATATTAGATTTTATAAATGAAGGTGGTTTAGCTAAAAAAATAGCAGATTCAAATTTATCAAAAACATTAAGTAATTTAGTTTTTACACCAGCAGGCGCAGCAGAAGTTCAAAATAAAAATCCTTTTAATAATATGATTTCTGATACAGTTCTTGCAGAACCTAGATCTCAATTTCAAGATTATCCAGGTGTTGAAAATTTAGGTGGTGTTCAAAATTTCGATCTTGAAGGAGTGCAAGATATTATTTCTAGGATGGAAGAAGAAAAAGGTAACTACATTGAAAGACCAGAAAATAGATTTAGTATGGATGGTATAATGGAAAACCTTGGTAACTATGCAAAAGATGCTGCTGGTAGATACATTGGATCAAAAGCATTAAGTGGTGCAGGACTGATGTTACTTGGACCTATTGGAGGTTTGGTAGGAGGTATTGCAGGACTATTGGGTGGAGGAAACTTGTTTAATCAAAACACTTATTCTCAACAAATGTATAATAACTTAACTCCTGAAGGAAAAGCCTATGCAAGTAGTTTATACGGACCTGGAGGACCTTTACAAGGTTATAATCAATTTCATGCTGGTAGAAGAGGAACTTTAGGAACTATAGGTAATATCTTATCTAAAAATCCAAATATGTCTTTAGCAAGACAAAATATTTTTCGTACTGCAGCGGATAGATATATTAGTGGTATAGATCCTATTCAACAAGGAATTAACGCTGTAACTAAAAAAGGAACACACGCTTATGATGATGCAGCAATTAAATATGCACCACCTTCTGGTGGCGGAGATTCTGGAGGCAGTGGTGGCGGATGGTCTGGAGGATCTGGTGATAATTGGGGAAGCGGTTTTGACTCAAGTCAAGCAACTTTATAATTATGGCTAGAAAATCTGCATTACAAAAAATAGAAGCACATGAAAAACTTTGCAGAATAATGCAAAAACAAACCTTTGAACAAATACAAGAATTAAAAAATCAAATCATTAGAATAGAGAGAATCTTAATAGGAACAGCGGCTTTTATTATTATAAGCCTACTTGAAAAAGTAATCTAAACATATTATATATGTTGCAGGTGCACAATAATGTGGCCGATTAAACTTGCTTAACATAAGGAGGATAATATGACAGCATATTTAGATTTAATCAATAAGTTCAATAAAGACGTTTGGAATCATTCAGACAGAGTGTTTGGTGATACGTTTGACTCTATCTTTGATAGTTGGTCAAAAGCTCAATCGTTTCCATTTTACAATGTAGTAAAATACGGAAAAGGTGAGTATGCTATTGAGTTAGGACTAGCAGGCTTCAATAAGAAGAATGTTAAAGTTCAATATAAAGATGGTGTATTAACTGTTTCTGGTCAAATAGAAGACAAAGAAAAAGACTACATTGAAAAAGGTTTAGCCGCTAGAAAATTCTTTAAGCAATTTGCTTTACACGATAAAGCAGTTGTTAATGATGCTTCTATGGAAGACGGTGTATTAACAATCAAACTTGGTGTTAATGAGCCTGAAGAAATCAAACCTTTGGATATAAAAATTAAATAATTATATCCAGTCTTTAAGTTCTTCGCCCATAATTTCTGTGGCGATGTTAACTTTTTTACGAAGGGATTGTACAATTTTATCATCTACAGTCCCTTCAGCAATAATATCAATATAAGTCATAGGTTTTTCCTGACCAATACGATCAATTCTTGCTTCAGACTGTTGACGTTTTTCTAGATCATATCCATTAGAATAATAAATCATAGTAGACGCACCAGTTAAAGTGATTCCATAACCACCTGTTTGTGGTGTGCCTACAATAAATCTAACAGAAGAGTTTGGGTCTTGAATTAATTTAATTGCTTTTTGTCTATCATCTGTTGATGTATCTCCATAATAAGTAACAACAGATTTTTCACCGTACTTTTTAGATATTGATTCAACTATCTTCTCAATGTCATATCTATAGTGAGCCCATATAACAGCCTTACCTTCCATTTCTTCTAGTATATCCATTAACTCATCAATACGATTATTTTTTATTTCCTGTGTTTCACCATCATCAGATGTAAAATGACCACAAGTTATTTGATGCAATCTCATTAATTGAGTAATGACTGTTGCTGTTGAAACCATTTTACCATTTAAAAATGCAATGGCTTTTTCTTTCATAGTTTTATAAACTTTCTTTTGATCATCTGATAATTCAATAACACGTTTAGTGTAAGTCTTAGGAGGTAGGTCCAAACAATCATCTTTAAGAATTCGATAAGAAAATGGTTTTAGTTTTTCAGATAGTTCACCAAGATTTCTATAACCAACAACTATTTCAACTTGTCTTCCTGAAACATTTATCTTTCTGCAAATAGCGTATCGGGTTCTAAATGCATAATAAGATTGTTGACTTAATAACCAAGGATCTAAAAAATTACATTGAGAGAATAAATCTAAAGGTGATTTAGTAACAGGTGAACCTGTAAGTATTCTTCTATATTTAGTGAAAGGTTTCAAAGATAGAATATTTTTAGTTCTTTTAGCTGTGGGATTTTTTATTGTAGTTGACTCATCGATACCCATCAATGCAGTATGACAAGATAAAAATTTATGAGCAAATTGTAATCCTTTTTTTGTAGAGAAAGCTTCTACATTCATTATTAAAATATGTAATTCTGCTCCTGGTTCAAATAAAGGTTTTAATTCTTTTGCATTAGGGTCCGTTCTCCAAAGCCCTACTTTTTTTTCTATGTAGTCAGGCATATGATTTGGTATTTCCGAATCAAACCAATTTTTATAGACACCTTTAGGTGCTACAATTAAAGCGCCATTTATTTTGCCATTGTTATAAAGAACAGCAATATTATCGATTAATACTTTAGATTTACCTGTACCCATTTCCATAAAGTATGCAAATACTTCTTTATTCCAAGACATTTCTAATGCTTTAGATTGATGAGCAAAAGGTTTGCTTTTAAATTTATAGTGCATATATTTTCTTCTTTCTATTGAAATCATATATAGATTATTATATAAGATGTCAAGAAGGTAATATTATTAGTGTCAGAAAAAAATAAAAATATTGTATATGTAATACAAGACATTCCAGGAACTAAAATAGGAATGCCTAAAATAAACATAGTCGGTGCGACCCATTATGGACAATTAAAAGTTTTGCTTCCTGAAAATTCGCAAATTATTTTAAGTCCAGCTTATGTTGTTTCAACATTAAGGCAAAAGTTAAAAGAATATAATTCAAACGATTATTTATTATTAACTGGTGACCCAGCAATTATAGGTGTTGCGTGTTCAATAGTTTCTGATATTACTAATGGAAAGTATAAATTATTAAAATGGGATAAACAAGAAAGGAAATATTATCCAGTTGAAATTGATTTGTATAATAAAACTTGACAATGAAAAAATAAAAACTTATATAGAAAGGATAGAAAGCTATGACAATAAATTTTGAAAACGATAGAATGCAATCGGTGGAACAAATAGATTCCGCTAAACGATTATCTGATAAGGTAATTGAATTAAAAGATTTAGAAGACGAAATTGCAAATGCAGAAGAGTCTATAAAAAAATTAAAAGAAAAAGCAAATCTTTTATCAATGGTAGAAATTCCTGCTATGATGGATGAAATGCAAATTACAAAATTAAAGCTTAAAGATGGCGAGGCAGTAGAAGTCAAAAAAATCTACGGCGCCACTATTCCTAAAGAAAAACAGGAAGAGGCTTTTGAATGGCTTCGTAACAACGGTCTAGGTGATATTATTAAAAATGATATTACCGTTACCTTTGGTCGTGGCGAAGATAACAAGGCGGCATCATATGTCGACCTTGCACGAGGCAGCGGGTTTGAACCTATCCAGAAAATTGGAGTGAACCCAATGACACTCAAAGCACTGGTCAGGGAACGACTTGAATCTGGACAAGACGTTCCTGCCGACCTATTTAAACCGTTTGCAGGTAACCAAACAAAAATAACAAGAAGATAAGGAGAAACGAGAAAATGGAAACGAGTAACGAGAAACAAATAGTAACAAAAAAGGCAACAGGCCTACCATCAGCTTCATTATTTGAAGCAGATGCACACTTAGGTTTTGAGAATGTGAAGACAGAATCACTGGCTCCACCAATCTTAAAACTATTACAAAACGGTTCAGCGGAAGCACAAAAACGTAATCAAAATTATGTTGAAGGTGCAGAACCTGGAATGTTTTTAAATACTGTTACAAAACAGTTATACAATGGTGACAAAGGAATAAATGTAATTCCTTGTTATTATAAATTGGAATACCAAGAATGGTCCGATTATGGAACAGGTTCAGGTAGACCAGAAATGATTTATCCTGATACTTCAGACATTTTAGATAAAACAACTAAAGGTCCTGATGGTAAAGATAGATTACAAAACGGAAACTACATATTAACTGTAGGTCAACATTTTGTAATTATATTAGGAGATAAGGGTTCAGAAACTGCTATGATATCTATGAGTTCATCTCAAGGTAAAATTAGTAGAAAATGGAATTCTATGATGAAATCAATAGTGTTGGATGGTAAAAATGGTCCATACACTCCACCTTCATTCAGTCATATTTATAAATTATCTTCTGTATTAAATACAGGTAAAGGTAATCAATGGTATGGTTGGAATGTTGCAAAAGTAGGTTTAGTAGAAGATGCGGCTATGTATGAAAGAGCCAAAAAATTCTATAGCTCTTTTGCAAATAGATAACTTTCATTTGTTTGTCCTAACAAGAGATGAAAATGCAGGCGATCGAAAGATCGCCTGTACGGTTAAAATGAAAGATAGATATGATAGAAATAAAAAAATTTAAAAATATATTTGAAGGATCATACAATGCATATGGTCAAACTAGAAAAACAGAAGAATATGATGAAAGAGGTAAACACAAAACCAAATCAGTCATAACTAAACAACCTGTAACAGATCAAATGTGGGCAGATCATTTATTAGGATCTGATCCTGCACTAGGAATAATTCCAATTAATGAAGATAGTAAATGTAAATGGGCTTGTATAGACATAGATGTTTACAATTTAAATCACAAAGAATTAATAGATAAAATTAAAATAAATAAATTACCTTTAGTAGTATTTAGATCAAAGTCTGGAGGTGCACACGTATTTTTATTTACAAAAGAATTTACACCTGCAGCATTGTTTAGAAATAAATTAAAAGACATTGCAGCGATGTTAGGTTATGCGCGATCAGAAATATTTCCAAAACAAAATCATATTAATAAAGACAGAGGAGATGTAGGTAGTTTCTTAAACTTACCTTATCACAATGTAAATCAAACATTGCGTTATGCTTTTAAAGAAGATGGCAGTGCAATGAGTATAGATGAATTTTTTAATTATTATGATCAAATAGTTTTAACAGAAGAAGAATTGGTAGAACTAAAAATTAAAGAAGATAAACCTGAAGATAATGATTTATTAAAAGGTGCTCCACCTTGTTTAAGAATGTTAGCACAAGAGGGAATACCGAATGGTCAAAGAAATAATGCAATGTATAACTTTGGTGTATATGCAAAGAAAAGATTTTCTGACAATTGGGATACAAAAATTTTTAATTATAATGATATTTATTGTAAACCACCATTGGACAAAACAGAAATGGATGGAATAATTAAATCCGTAAATAATAAAGAATATCAATACAAATGTAAAGATGAACCTATTGCATCTTTTTGTAATTCTAAAAAATGTATTAAACAAGAATTTGGTGTAGGTGATGATTTTTCTCCTGGACTAGAAATAAAAGAAATACAAAAATATACATCTAATCCACCTATATATTATGTAACTGTTGGTGAAGGTATGGTTGAAGTTAGTGGTGCTGATCTACACGAACCAGATAAGTTTTCATTAAAATGTTTAGAACAAATTAATCAATCAATGTTACCAGTTGCAAAATTAATATGGAGAAAACAAATCAATAAACTATTACAAGAGTCCATACCAATAGAAGCACCAGAAGTATTAAAGACTGATAATCAATTAAAAGAATTGTTAATCGAATTTATATCAAGAGCAAATGGCAAAAAGAAAGAAGACATTAAAAGAGGAATACCATTTACAGAAAATGGAATTAGTTATTTTAAATTTAAATCTTTTTGGAATTTTTTATTAAGAAGTAAATCTTGGAATATTAAATATGAAGCAACAATGAGAATGTTAGAAACATTATTTGGTGCAAAGGAAGAGATATCAAACTTAGAAGGTAAAAATACAAGACATCTAATAATCAAACAATTGGAAATAGATAAACCAATTGTTAGAAAGGATAAGATTAAAGATGTTCCATTCAATTAGAACAATTATACCTGGGCCACCTGGAACAGGAAAAACTTTTACCTTAACAAAATATTTAGAAAAAGAATTAAAAGAATATAAAACTGATCCAAAAAAGATAGCTTACATATCATTTAGTAATGCTGCAGCAAATGAAGCGCAAAGAAGAATTACTGATAATTTATTTCACATAGGCACAATGCATTCATTAGGAAGTAATGCATTAGGAATTAATACACAAACACAATTATTAAAAGGAAGTAAATGGAATAACTTTAAAAATTATTCTCAGGTATGCAAAGACCTATCTTTTGAATCTACGACTAATGAATTTGGTTATGTCGTATACACAAACCCACATATGAAAATTATTGAGTATGCTAGGTCACGTCAAATAGATATTGAAGAGGCGGCAATACAATTAGATTTACATCAAACAGTTGAAATTAGTTTAACTGAATTAATAGCATCACATCTACAAACATATAAAGAACATACAGGAATGGTTGAGTATTATGATATGATTGCACAATTCATTGAGAAGAAAGTTTGTCCTGAATTAGATGTAGTATTTTTAGATGAAGCACAAGATTTAAGTCCTTTGCAATGGAAAATGTTTTTTTACATTGAATCAAAATGTAAACGTTCATACATTGCAGGTGATGACGATCAAACCATTTATACATTTCAAGGAGCAGATCCTAGTATCTTTATTAATTTAAAAGGTACAATGGACCCACAAGTACAGTCAAGAAGAGTTCCTAGAAAAATACATAAGTTAGCTGAATCTATATTTCCATATATGTCTGAACGTTTAACTAAAGAGTGGAAAGCTAGAGATGCAGAAGGAAATATTTATGAGGATATGGCATTAGAAGATTTGAATCTATCTACAGGTAAATGGATGATATTAGCTAGAACTAATAAAATGTTAGATCAAATTAAAGAATATTTATATAGTTTAAATTTAAGATTTGAAGCTAAGACTCAAGACATATTGCCTAGTGAAATGGTAAATGCATATAGAGTTTGGGATAGATTAAATAAAGGTGCAAGGGTAAATAAACAAGACGTAAAAGATTTATGGCAGTATTTAAAAACTGAATTGCACGTGGCAAGAGGTTTTAAAAATGAAAAGAAACTAGATTCTATTATATCGGTTGATATGGAAGAACTTAGAGAACAATACGGGTTGCGAGCGACGGGGAGCTGGGAGCATTTAAATTTTCCAGAAGAAAGTAAGACATACATAAAAAATTTATTAGAATCAGGTGATGATCTTATGAAAGAACCAAGAATAAAAATTTCTACAATACATAGCGTTAAAGGAGAAGAAGCAGACAATGTTGCTTTATATACAGATTTAGAAAGAGTTATATATGAATCAGCTTTAAAGAATCCTGATCCAGAACACAGAACATTTTTTGTAGGAATAACTAGAGCAAAAGAAAACTTATATCTGATGCAGTCAACATCAGATTATCAATACAACATAGGAGGACCAATAGTATGACAAATAAAAATATATTTGATAAGGCATTTCCACAGGATAGGCAGGTAGGCGGAAAACATTATAAAACTTTTCGCATTCAGCCCTATGAATTTATTTCTAAAAATAATCTCAGCTTCTTCCAGGGGAACGTTGTGAAGTACGTCTGTAGATACAAGGATAAAAATGGAATACAAGATTTAGAAAAGATAATTCACTATTGTGAGTTAGAAATTTTAAAAATGAAAGATGATAAAAAGTAAATGTGTTGTTTGCAAAAAAAGAAATATTGCATTCAACTATGGATATATGTGTAAAAAGTGTTATAAGAAGAAAAGGAAGAAATGAAAGCAGCAATAATGGATTTATTATTTATAACAGCGTGCACAGCTGCATATTTTTTAGCATTTGAAAAATTTATTTGGAGCATATTATGAAAGAACCTAAACAAGTAAATTATTTTGATTATTATCCTAAGAACATTCCTCAATGTGAGGAGTCTTGGGGTAATGAAGAATTAAAAATAATTTCTGAATTAAATAATATAGTTAATGG